TCCTTTTACATTCTGAACATAGGTAATTTAATTTGCAGTAGCAACCAACATATACTGGCGCAGGGTTTTCATAGTAGTCATCATAGGAATCCATTATGTATTACCCCCAACATTCTTGACAAGTAGCGGTTAGAATTTTTGCATCTGCAAGAGCAACCTCTACGGCTGGCTCCTCGCAAATTTGACACGATAGCATTATCATTTGGTTATCCATTGTTTTCACCATTTTCTTTTTGAGAGTGGATAAGTTCATTTTGTTTTGCAGCATTAGCAAGAATTGCCATAGCATCAATGCGTGAGAATACACGCTTATTATTTACGAATTTTTTATATTCATCAAGGTTCATTATTTAGATACCTTCCAATCAGTCCACATTGGTAGACGCTCAGGGTCGGTATCGTTATACCAACGCTCAATATTATTTTCACAATCTTGGCAGAAAGTAAATTGTGTATCTGCAATTTCTGATATTGCAGGAACGAATGGGATATGTGTTTTACACATTGTGTTTAATGAAGTCATTTTGACTTCCTTTCTTTAGGGGGCTTACTTCTTTTTCAACCTTCTATACCTAGAAGTATAGCAGGGGGGTCTGACATCTACTAGCCAGTAATCATACCAATTCGGACATTTTGATTTGTGAGGAATATCACATTGGGGATTTACGCTCAGAATCGTAGTGTGATTAAAAACACATCGATCACGACACGCCCGAACGCGCCGGGCTTAGTTATTCGCCTTTCACAAATAAATAAAATCCAGCAAATAAACAAATAAAAGAAAACCAAAACAATGCGTTACCGCTTACAAAAAAGTTATTCATTTATTCTCCTCTACTTTCTGCATCTGCTTCCCAATCAGATAGCCACACACGGTAAGCAATTGGGTCACAATTAAATAAAATTTCACTAGCAGTAAATGTTAGATAACCAATTTTTGTGTCTGGATAACATTCATCAAGCATTTGATCAAACTCTTCTTTTATTTCCAATTCTTTTTCTAATTCTGATTTCATTTATTTATTAACCTTATCTGCGTGGATAGCATCAGGAGCACAATACAACTTGCATTGGCAATTCGTTAAACCTATGCGATTATTATGCATTAGGTGGCGGTTATATTGTTGGATATAACCTAGATTATGAGTAAGGATATTCATTAGATAACCTCTACTTCTAGGATAGTCCAACCATTAGAAACGTCTGAGTCTAACCAATTATTTATGGCTAACTCACTTTTCATAGGGAGTTTAGTAGTAACTGTCTCTACATTTCCGTAGCGACCAATTCTTGTCATTTTATACTTTAGTGAAAACATTTTGTTTTCCTTTCTTTATCAAGAACCTTTCTTGATTTTCTTTATACTAGTATTATAACAGAGGGGTCTGACATCTACTGACAAGTAACTATGACAAATCGGACATTTTGTTTTGTGATGTACGCCACATCTCCAGAGATAGGAGAATTAAGGCTCTGAGCAGGGGTTTTATAAGGGGGGTAAAATGTGATGTGCACCACATTTTGCCGGGCTGTGTGATGGAGATCACAAAAATAGTTTACGACACGCCCGAGAATAGGGGTCAATTTGTCAGTGGTAGGTGTTATACTTACAGTATTAGAAAGTTAGAGAAGGTCTCTAAACTAGAAAGGGTCAAAATGACTAACAGAATATACGAACAGGGATTAACCCCTACAGCAGAAGCCCTTATGGGCTACACAGCCTGTGAGCGTGGGTGTGGTAGAGTTACCGCACACACAGTATGCGTGATGTGTAAGTGATCTAAATCACACACAGTATACGGCGTGTCGCCTTGCTTTTTCAGGGTATGTGTGCTAGTATTACTACTATAACAATTAAATACAAATCCTAGTGAGCCCTACTAAGTAGGCAAATAACCTAGGTCAGCAAAAAGGTTAGATAGTCTAACCGCATTAAAAGAAAGGTGGTCTACAATGACTACATTAAATAACTACTATAACGAAATCCGTTCCGATATTGCTAAGGACTTTGGTCTAGAGGCAGGTGGCTATGCGCCACAATCTAAGATGATACCTATCCGAATTGCTCAACGCATAAACGATAAGTATCCACCTACCTATGAGGGTAGAAAGATTATCCTTCACCCTATGGCTAAGCGTATTGCTAAGCGCTATATGTCTCTAGTTATGGGGGTTAAATAAGATGGGTAACATTATGGACGAATTAGATTTTATCTACATCTGCGATGAATGCGATACACTCGCTACAGTTATTCACGAGGGTAACACAATAACAATAACACAATGCGAATGCGTATCTAAGGAGAATAACAAATGAAAGTAACATTAACATCTATGCAAGGTAACACTCGCAACATTAACCTTATGACTAAGCAAGAGGTCTATGACTTTATAGAATTGTATAAGTCAACACTATTACCTAACCAACGTGTAAAAATTACGTGTGATCTATTAGGAATTAGCGGATACCTACAAGGTACACGGTAGGGGGGACCCCCTCTCCACTAGTGTGCTCACTAATTATTTTGCATTTATTTTTTACAAACGTGTATCATACATCTGACAAAAATATTCAGATTTTAGGAAAATGAAAATTTTTTCAGATTTGCCAGGGTATAAGATATAATAGAAACATGGGAATATTAGAAAACTTTGAAAATGCCTGGGATGTAGAATTCCAGTACGAATCCAAACCTATCATAAATACAAACAATCTAGGTGAGCCAATTGTCCATAAGACAGAAGAATTATCTCTGGACGAAGAGAACCTACCTATTTAAGGTTTTCAAGGTTTGGCAGGGTATAGAAAACCTACCACTTACCTATAGGACACTTAGCCTTCTCAAGGGTAGTCTTTAACTTCATAAAACATCCACACTTCTTGCAGGTTTGGGTATTTTTACGAAACCATTCACAACCTTTACAAATTTCCAAACGGTATGCAGCCAATTCATCTGGCGTTCTAGGTGAAAAAGGATTTAAAAAATCAAGGGGATTAACATCTCTGGTCATCAAACCATTATATCCTATAGTCGCCATATCGTAAAACCTTGATATCGGGGATAACTTGTTATCGGGGATACGGGGATAGCAGAGAATAAACTCCATTCCAGACATATGTGGTTTGTTAAACCATTGTTGTCTGTAGGGAGGTTTGTTATCTCTATTTTCGCCTTTGTTGTTTCCCGCCGAATTTAGTCTCAAATAATGATATAATAAATCTTATGACACCACAAGACTGGGCTGCGTTAATATTATCTATAGCATCTATTTTTGCAATTGTTGCTGGCGGAATCAAATGGCTCGTAAAACATTATTTAAACGAACTTAAGCCGAATTCTGGATCCAGCCTAAAAGACTCCGTTAATCGACTAGAGGTTAGACAAAACGAAGCAGACATATTACGCAAAGACTTAAATCGCAAAATAGATCATATGTACGATATCTTGATTGATTTCATTGCTAGTCAAAATGCTAAAACACCTAAGTCAAAAACTAAAGATTAATTTCTTCTATATATAATATATTCTAAAAACTAAGTTTAAAGATATTCTTTTCTTTATATATTTTAAGTATACACCATCTACACTCTGGGCTATTGAGACTTATAGGTATAAAATGGACATTGTAATTATAACAATTAGATAACAAATTTTATATACCTGGATTTTTAAACGTTTTATGCGTAAAGGTAACAAAAAGTTATAGAATCAATAAAATATAATATTTCAATGATATAATCTAAACAGATTAGTCCCTAGGTTGCTCTCTACCCCACCCCACTGCTCCTAGGGATTAATCCCTTTTTATGGTATAATCAATTATTATGTGCACCTCTTCTATACAAAAATATGGCGCTAACCCGATAAGCGTAAAATGGAATGTTGTCCGTGGGGACACAGCACAACTTTTTGTCGACTTTTTAGAACTAGATGAAACCACAGGATTCGACTGCTCTGATTGGACCTATAAGGCTACAGCATACGATATCAATGGTGATGTCCTGGATGAACTTGTTACAGAGGCTACGGGGCATTCTGTGACCGTTAAGGCACCTTCCTCACTTACTCTTAACTGGGGATCTTCATATAAAACCGTTGTAGCAGAACTACCTTTTGATTTACAGGTTATTATTGAAGCAGGTAGTGGTGCTGGAGAAGATACAGTCTGGACTCCGATTATTGGTACAATTACTGTTATAGGAGATGTTTCTCCAGGAGGTAGTCTATGAGTATTCCAACAGATATAGTTATTGCTATTACATCTAAGACTGATGTTATACCGCCGATTGTGAAAGTCGACAATGTTATTTATAAGGTACAGGAGTTGTAATGGCATTTCCAGGAACATATAATTTTAGTTACTACCGTGGTGATACAAATCAGTTTGTAGTTCGTCCTAAGAATGCTAATGGTTCAGCATTTGATTTAACTGGATACACAGCACAGTTTATTATTGCAAATCGTCGTGGATCTACTGGAACACAGTATGAAGCCCAAGCAGTTGTAGATACGGTAAATGATTTAGTAACTTGTACAATTTTGCCAGGTGTAGGACGAAGCCTATCAGCAGGAACATTTGTATACGATATACAAATTACAACAGGTGCAGCAAATATTTTAACAATCCTAACTGGATCAATCACAATAACAGATGACATTACAGGGGCAGTCTAATGCCTGATGTTCTGTTATCTAATGATGATGTAACAGTTTTAGGTCCCCCGAATACCGTTGAAGTTTTAGTAGACATTGGTCCAACGGGAACTCGTGGAAGTCAAGTGTTTGTTGGCGTTGGAGATCCTAATGTTGTAGAGATTGGTCAAACCCCACTGCTAAATGATTTATATATAAATGTTTCTCCAGGCACAGACTATGGATATATGTATCAGTATGTATCAGAGCCTGGTGGAAATACATGGATTCAAATTCTTGAAATAAATCCAACACTTTATAGCGAACTTCATACAACCACATATGTTGATGGAGTAGCACAAGTAGTGATTCCTATTTCTAACATTGTTACTGTTACTGGCTCACCGCTATCATCAACTAACTTTGTAGTTCAATACAGCATTGCCCATTCAAATCCTACTGCCTCATCTATTACCGTACCCGCTCTAGTTGGAGCAGGGACTAATTTAGTCATAGACTTTACAGCAGTTGAGTACACTGGATCTGCATGGCAAAACCTAGACGAGGAGGTAACCACTCATATATTTATATCTATAATTGTTGACGAAGAGTCATAAGATTATGGTATAATTTTGGAGAGGTGATATATTATGGCAGTTGAATCAATTGGAGCGCTCTACCCAACAAAGATACCAGGGTATGCAGACGCAGCAGACATTCAGGCAGCATTACGTGCCTACCACTACGGGTCATATGCTTATGACACAACAAATACATCTACAGCATCACTTGAAGCCAACTCAATGGCAAAATTTTTATTTGATATTGAAACAGATATTACAGCACTTGAAAATCGTCCATCATCAGGTGGAGAAGTTGACACCACAGCCCCAGCAGCAGTAGATTTTATACCAGCAGAAATTCCAGATGGTTTTATTTGGGTTGATCAAGATGGTTCAATAGGTGGAGCACCCATTGGTGCAACAGCAGTATTTACAAACTCAGCACCAACAACATCACTTACAACTGGAACAGTTTGGGTAGATAAAGATGCAACAGCAGTTCTTTCTAATCCATTTATTCCTCAAGCAATAATTGCAGCAAAAGGTGATTTGCTAGCGGGTACTGCAAATGATACTGTAGCAGTTTTATCAGTAGGTACAAACGGACAAGTTCTTAAGGCTAACTCAGCAACTACATCAGGTCTTGAATGGGGAACAGATAATTCTTATTCTGCACCAACAATTGGTTCAACATCAATTGCATCAGGTGCTACAGTCACAACAATTGCGGGACTAACTTTAACATCTCCAACAATTTCAACAATTACCAATACTGGAACAATTACACTTCCAACATCAACAGATACCTTGGTTGGTCGTGCTACAACAGACACACTTACAAATAAAACTTTAACTTCTCCAGCAATTAATACTGCGACAATATCAACTCCAGTATTCATAGCACCAGAAGAAAGATTTAATATTGTAGCGTCTGCAGCAACTGGAACTATTGCTATAAATGTTTTAACTGCTGGGGTTTGGTATTATACTTCAAATGCTAGCGCAAATCATACCCTTAACTTCCGTGGAGATGGATCAACTACTCTAAACTCTCTTTTAACAACAGGTGATGCCGTTACAGTTTTATGGCTTAATACAAACGGAGCAACCCCATACTACCCTAACGTTTATCAGGTTGATGGAACAACATCTGGTGTAACAGTTAACTGGTCTGGTGGAACTGCACCAAGTGCTGGAAATGCATCAGGAATTGACGCTTACTCATTTACTATTGTAAAAACAGCAAATGCTACATTTAGAATTTTAGCAGCAGGTGCGGTGAAATACGCATGAGTCCTACATTTAGCCCTATATCATTAGGTGGAGTTGGCAAAGCAACTGTTACAGCAACCACAGGTTCACCAAGTGTAGACTCTTCTACTCGTGCTGGTAAGACCATCTACCGATTTACTGGCTCAGGTTCTATTACAGTTGGTACTGCTGGTACTGCAGAAGTCTTAATAGTTGGCGGCGGAGGAGGAAGTGGTTCTTCATATAACGGTGGTGGTGGCGCTGGTGGATATATTTACAAAGCAGACCAATTTTTACCATCTGGAACTTTAACCGTAACCGTTGGTGGAGGTGGTGCAGGTGCAAACTCTACTTATAATGGTCAAAGCGGTCTTAACAGTAGAATAGATAACCTTTCTGCTGCTGGCGGAGGTGGTGGAGCGGGAGACTTCGCCTACCCTCAACCTGGAGGCTCTGGCGGCGGAGGAGGTATTCAAGCAGGTAACGCATCAGGTGCTTCTGGATATGCTGGTCAAGGAACTAGTGGCGGTAGTGGCACTCCTGGAACCAGTGGTGGTTCAGGTGGAGGAAGTGCAGCCGCAAATTCTATTACTGGAACTTCCGTAACATACGCTACTGGCGGTGGCGGTGGCGGTACTGGTGCGGCGGCAAACGGTACAGCAAATACTGGTAACGGAGCAAAAGCAGGAACTAGTGGAAGTGCCTCTGGCGGTTCTGGCGTAGTAATCGTGGTGATTGGATAATCAAATGGCACATTTTGCAAGAGTAGAAGATAATATTGTTAGAGAAGTTATTGTAATAAATAACGAAGTACTAGAAAACAAAGATTTCCCAGAATCAGAACCGATTGGTATTGCATTCTGCAAGTCGCTTTATGGAGCAGACACCAACTGGTTACAAACCAGTTATAACAATAATTTTAGAGGAGCCTACGCAGGCTCTGGAATGATTTATGATTCAGAACTAGATGAATTTAAATATCCGACGGTACAGGAGGAAGTAACAGAGTAACATCTGTTATAATGTAATTATGCCAACTTTCAACACAACAGATCCAAAACCAGGGTATGTATACGATGCAGGTGATGATACATGGTATCCACTAGCAGGTATAGCAACACAGAGTCTTGATGGACTCACGGATGTTGTTATTACTTCCGCTTCAACTAACCAGGTTCTTGCATATAATGGAACTAACTGGGTAAACTCTGCTGAGGCTGGAGACATTGCTTCAGTTACCGCTGGAACAGGGCTTTCAGGCGGGGGATCAACTGGAGCACTAACTTTATCAATTGATACAGGAACAACAGCAGATCTAACTACTGCACAAACCTTAACTAATAAAACTTTAACTGCTCCAAAAATATCTTTGGCATATACCGCCAAAACTGATAATTATACAATTGCAGACGGAGATCAAAACGCCTTATTTACAATGAATGCGGCAACTGCTAAATCATTTTCAATTCCAACTGATGCAACCTTTAACTTTGCAATTGGAACTCAAATTCATTTTGCTTGGATTACTGGTGCAGGTCAGCCTGATATTAAAGCAGTTACATCAGGAACAACAACAGTTCTTTCAACAGGTGCAACATCAACTGCACCAAAGTTAAGAGTTGCAAATTCAGCAGCCACAGCAATTAAACTTGCTGCTAACTCTTGGTTAGTGGTTGGCGATATTGCGTAATGAGTATTCTTGGAATCGTAGCCTCTCAAAATTATCCCCGTACGTTTTTGCTTGAATATTTAGTAATTGCTGGCGGCGGCTCAGGCGGCGAATCGTACGGTGGCGGTGGTGGTGCGGGTGGTTATAGAACGGCTGCAAATTTTGAAGTGAATTCTGGAGTAAATATTTCAGTCACGGTTGGCGGTGGTGGTGCAAAAAGCAACACTAACAATCAAGGCGGAATCAATGGAAGTAATTCAGTTTTTTCCACAATAACTGCAACAGGTGGTGGTTATGGTGGTTTCGGTAACGGACCAGGCGGTGGTTCTGGTGGTTCTGGAGGTGGCGGTCAGAGTGCTGGCGCAGGAAATACACCTTCAACTTCACCATCGCAAGGTAACAATGGTGGTGCTGGTAACAATAGCGCGCCCAATTATGGAATGGGCGGCGGTGGCGGCGCAGGTGCGGCGGCTACGGCAGGAACGGCGTCTGTACCTGGAAATGGCGGCAACGGAAGCGCATCATCGATCACTGGAACTTCTGTAACACGCGGCGGTGGTGGCGGTGGTGGATCGTATACAGGCGGCAATGGTACGTCAGGCACTGGCGGGGGTGGAACTCCAACGGGTGCTGAAAATACAGGCGGCGGTGGACGAGGCGCAACCTTTAATTCATTGAATGCAGGTGCAGGGGGTTCAGGGGTCGTAATTCTTAAATACCCAGATAGCAAAACAATTACAATTGGTGCTGGACTTTCTGGAACAACGGCAGCCCCAGCGGGTGGCTTTATTGTGACAACAATTACTGGCGGCACAGGAAATGTGAGTTTCGGATAATGGCACATTACGCATTCTTAAACGAAAACAATATCGTTACCGAAGTAATCGTCGGAATTGATGAAACAGAACTTATTGAAGGACTAGAACCTGAAGTTTGGTATGGAAATTTCAGAAGTCAGATATGCAAACGTACTAGTTATAACAACAATATACGTGGCACATATGCAGGGATTGGGTTTTCCTACAACGCAGAAGAAGATATTTTTATAACACCACAGCCTTATCCGTCATGGATTCGTAACGGATCCTTTTGGGAAGCACCAATTGATCGTCCAGAAGACGACGGTATTTATACCTGGAACGAATCAGAATTATCCTGGGATTTAGCAGAATAAATCTGCTATAATAAGGTACAGAAGGAGAACTAATGGCAATTACATTCGATAATGACGGCAAACCAGCCTATATGTTTAAGCAGGGGGCTTCATCCTCTGATGGCGTTTGGTATTCAGTAGGTGCAAAGGTTGATACCTCTGCTGCCTATGAGTTTACTGGTGCTAATAGTTTTACAAATACCGTTTTATTTGATGATGCCGTTACTGCAACCAATGGTTGGAATAACTTCTTAAATCCCGCTGCAAGAGACGCAGCATTGGCTACACCAGTGCGAGGAACAATAGTATTTGTTCGTCAAGATTCAGGTGGAGCAGCACTAAACCAAATTCAATTTTATGATGGATCAGCATGGATTCCAAGCGGAGACGTTTTTGGAGTTACAGCAGGCACTGGTATTTCTGGTGGCGGTACATCAGGAACAGTAACAGTATCAATAGATGATGGCTATACTGTTATGCAAATTATGGGGGCTTATTAAAATGAAAACTATCGGAGGTAGTAACTAATGGCTACAATAACTAAGGCACTAGCAAGAACGTCTGCTGCAACAAGCAGCGCAACACTATACACAGTACCTGCTGCTACAACCACAGTAATCACCAACATAGCCGTGGCTAATACCGCTGGCTCTGCTGGTACTTTTACACTACTGCTTGATGATGTTGACCTACATACAACCACAGCAATTGCTGCAAATTCAACTGTCTATATTGACTGCAAGCAAGTATTAGCAACAACAAAGACTATTAAAGGTTTTGCATCTGCAACAACTATTGATTTTCATATTTCAGGAGTGGAAATTTCTTAGTGGGTATTGCAACTATTCCTGCACCCTCTGGGTCAGCAATCAAATCAATTCAGCGTGGGTACGCTGCCTCTGCTGGAACAATTACTATTTCCTCGGTTGACACCAATAAGGCTTTTGTTCGCGGTTTTTCTGATGGGTCTGCTGGTTCTGCTGGTGCAACGGGTACTGAAAGTGGAACTCTAAGTCCAACTGGTGGAGGAATTGCTTATCCATCAACTGGTTTTGTAAGACTCGATCCTTCATCTTTTCCTACTTACAGCGGAACAAGAACATTCAGTGCAGGTGCTACCGACCTTACCTCTTCTGAGTTTAATGTTTATTTTACTAATTCAACAACTATCACCGCTACTGGTGCGTGTTACTGGGAAGTTGTGGAGTATAACTAATGGGTATACAAGTGTTTCCTGCATCTTCTGGTTCAGCAATTAAATCAATCCAACGTGGGTACGCTGCCTCTGCTGGAACAATTACTATTTCTGCTGTTGATACTGGTAAAACTTTTGTAAAATCATTTTCGGCTGGGTCATCTGGTTCTGTTGGTATAACAGGAACATCTTCTGGAACCTTAAACCCTAGTGGTGGCAATACTGGAGTAACATCATCAAACAATTCAATGCAAAATGGTTCTTATCCTAATTATACTGGAACAAGAACATTATCTGCTGGTGCAACCAGTTTAACCACTAAGTTATTTGGAATATCCCTCACAAATTCAACAACTATCACGGCTACAGGAGCGTGTTATTGGGAGGTTGTTGAGTATGCTTAATAAAAATATAAAAAGGAGAAATAATGAGTAATTGGATACAGTTAAAAGATGGTGTAGCATTTGCTAATGTTGAATCCCAGAACCCAGTTGGTAATTCTATTCTAATGGATTCTAGCGTCAACTGGAAAGATGTTATTGGTAAGAAATATCAAGATGGTAATTGGGTAGAAGCACCACTTATTTACTTTGTTGAAGAGTCATTTGAAAATAAAGTAATTCGTGTTAACTCAACAGTTTTCTCATCAGATGTTACTGGACCAATTTGTTCTAGCGAAGTTAATCCATTCTGGATTATTGAAACAGATGGCACTTTTTCTCCACCAGCAACAATAGGTGATGCAACCATTTATGATGAAGGAAGATTTCCTAGAATAGTTGAAGAAGATCAAGAAGTTTTATTGCCAGCAGAAGAAACAACAGAATAAATAATTAAAGGGGATAATGTGGAAATTACATTTACTAATGTAAGTTCTTTTAAGGATATAGAAAAACCACAGCCTGCGGCAACTTCTCCCACTTCTCGCCGCCTTAACCACTAAATATCATAAAAACAAAGAAACCCCCAAGGACAAAATCCAAGGGGGTGTCTTTTTGTTAAATTTTATACTTTACATGGATATTTGTTGTACCACTCGTGATACCGTTTCCCATTTAGGGATGACCATGATGACCAATCTGTTCCGCTCTTTGTCATGTGAAGCGCCACCTGTGCATTAGTAACTGGGTTAAATAACTCAGCGTTTGAACTTAAGTCAAACTTCTCTCTGCGATCTGGACCTAGTTCGCCTATCATGTTTATTTGAAACATGCCATATGAACTATCTCCAGTTTTTAAATTACCATTAAAAGCAAGTGGGCGACCATTGGATTCAGCCTTGGCGATTGCACAAGCAGATCGTAAAGCCTTTCCTTTGAAGCCTACCGTCTTTAATAGTTCAACTAACTGCCCATCACTTAAGTTATGAGCATTTTCGTACTTCTCTAACATTTTCTCCTTAGAAACCAAAAAAGCCCCTTTGAGGGCTGATTCTTTTTCTACTGTAGTTTTTATTAGAGTTTTAGTTTCAAGAGCGTTAGCGGCATTGCTAAAAGGTGCAATTAACCCAACCATCGCTATCAAACCTAACCAAACCCCTGCTTTATTTTCTCTCATTGT